AACAAAACTAGAGTCTTCTTGCAACCAGGACTCGACTACACGCTTCTCATGCGCAAACACTTTGGAATGTTTGCTGCTAAGATGAAATCCAGAACAGGATTTATGCTGCACCATGGAATTGGAGCAGACAAGGAAGTCGTGTGGGGAGCTATTTGGAATGAATTAACCGAAGTTGGAACAAATGGATTCGACGTGGACTATTCAAACTATGATGGCACAACACAGCCAATGGCTTTTGATTTCTTTCTTGAAATCACCGATCACTACTACGGACCAGTGAACAGAAAAGTGCGACATGCACTAATTCACTGTCTGAGACAATCGGAAGTCATTGTGGGGGATTATCTCTGTGAAACTTCACAAGGAAATAATTCAGGGAACCCCCTCACGGATATCTTCAATTCGATGACAAACGTGTGGTTCATATACTGTTCGTATATGATTGCACGAGACGTTCGAGGCCTAGACATCACAATGAAGGAGTTTGATGACAATGTTCGTTTCCTAACGTATGGAGACGATGTCATTCTTGCTGCTTCTGACGAGACACTCGAATTCTTCAATCGGACTACCGTCTTTGAGACGGCTCAACTGATTGGAATGAAGGTAACCGCGGCTAATAAATCAGCCCTCATCAATCCTTTTGAGGATTTGGAAAGTTTGACTTTTCTAAAGTCACCGTTTGAGAAGAGGGCCGGATATATGGCTGCACCTCTCCCGCTCACCGTAATTCATCGTGAGCTCATGTGGGAGAAAAAGGTCAATGAAGGAGACGTGACCATCGCTAAACAAAGAATTGATCAAGCGATGGGCATGATCGCGCATCATGGCCAGTTAGCCGTAATGGAGCTGACAAAAGAGTTGAAGGATAACAACATTGTGGTGGACTTCAACTACCGTTTGTGGGAGGCAGAGATGAGAGACAAGCAAGAGTTTGCCCGTATCGAAGTCGTCTACGACCAGGACCCCATCAACATGGACGACTACTATCTAGAGACAAGACTTATAGATAGTGACTCGGAAGACGAGTGGGCGCCAATGGAGGAGGAGTAGTGTGAATGTATTTTGAATGTATGTATGTATGTATGTATCGTGTTGAGTAACATTTAACTGAAAAGACTAACGTCGATTCGGGTATTAACCAAATAAGCTACCTTTCTTCCAAAACCTATATAAATATCGCGTCTTGAGGATGAGATATTATTATGGCTTTTATCGCAGCTTTCCCAAACTACTGAACGTAAAAGGGGCAAAGTTGAAAGAGAAAGATTAGTATCAACAACACAACCAGCATGGAACTGGGTTATT